GTGCTGGAGTTGCGAACTCCATGAAAACGCATTGCACCCGAGCAGGCCCTCAGAGACCCTGCCCTACCTCTGTGCTTGATTGAAAGCAAGACAACTTTGGGATCTTATTTATCGGGGAAAGTAAAACTTTCCTCCGGTGATTGGGATGAATTCCCAGGCTTCACAAAGCCAGGAGCCCCAGAGAAACTTAAGTGATCGATCATTCCCAGAATATTGGTAACTCTCATGAAGCTCGCTCGAGCCGCAGCGAATTCGGTGTTTGCACCCAGCCCCCCTGCCTGTAATCCTGTCAGTGCTTCAAGGTTTTCTTGAGAAAAATCAGGAACTAGGGGTAATTTGGCTTCTGCATCTGTGACGAATGGGATAATATCTTCCCATTGGCGTCCGGTTCCTGCGATGATATCATCGACAGTGAATTTGGATAAGTTCGCGCATACTTGTATCTCTTTTAAAGGGATGCGGTATGTCGCCGTCCAGCGCTGCAAAGCCTCGCTCTTAGCTTCCTCGAAGATTCGAAGGAATAACCATTCAAGATCTACAGAGACCACTTTGGTAACCCATAGTGGAAAATTCTCCAGCCGTTTCCGGCTGAGTAGAAATTCTCTATAGACGGCATTGACATACTTCCCTAGGATGGAAACTAGGAGGCCCTGAGTACGGTTTCGGTCGATAATATCGCCGAACCGAGCCATCTTAAACGACCAAAGATCGTGCTTCCGGAGCATAGCTCCCAAGCATATCTCAAGCGTTACTGACTTTAAGCCAGCGAACCCGATTCGGGTTGTGCCTGGTGTCAAGATGGTGCTCAGAGCCCAACGGAGAACAGGAGGAACCACTCGAGACCGGATTTCCGGTTGAAGGTGGAACCAAATTTCTGGTCCTACAAGTTTTTTCATTAGAGGAGTGACCCATGTCCTACTTGCTAAATCCATCCAACCACGCCTAGCCATGCGCAGGATCAATTCGATCCGCTCTGGTAGACAGGTAGCGTTTATCTCTTCCCGTAAAGAAACGGGGGAGACATTGACATCTTTTACGAATGTTTGGTTAGCAAAGTTGAACATACCAATATCGGAAATGTGCGACTTGGCTAGAGATAAAGGAACTTGTAAAGCCCTCATTAGGGATACATAACTTTTAGCGACAGCTTCGTTTGCTATAACAATATCATCTCCGAGGACCATATAGTCTACGAAAGTGAGGAGTTTCGAGGGCGCAATAGCGCCCGCAAGAACGGCTGCATAGAGTACAAGTGCATGGTGCACGAGTGCCATCGATGCCCAACTTGTTAAAGCTCCCATCGGCTGCCCCGTATTATAACGTATCCTTGCCGGATGATTAGGGAATTTCTTCACGGTCGTACGAGGTACAAGGAAATCTCTATTCACTAAAAGGTCAAACCAAAGTTCCAATACCTTTGTGGGAAATTTCCCAGAAAATAAGGCTCTGTATAGAGCCAAAGGTATTAGATCAGTAGCCGATTTTAGATCGTATGAGTACACATCTGTGTAGCCTCTACTCGCGAACTCGCGAACCTTACCCTCTTGGTCGAAAGTGGCATCCTGTGGAAAGAGAGCAAGTATTTGAAACATCCAATCGTGGAGAGGTTTCAGGACGAAATTAGTCCAGTAATCCACTATCGCGATTGTCCGGACCTTGCCGGCGGCCTCATATAAATTATGAAGTCGTTGCAGGGTCGGGTTCTTAAATTGATATCCTCGGGTGTTTAGCCCGAAGAAACGATATAAGTAAGAATCAGAGAAAGTTCTGGTTTCTTTGCCCGCCGCAGATATGACCGTAAAAAGGCCATTAGCATCTTTGACCCCTTGTAAAACTTTATTATTGAGAGCGAACATTTTGGCAGTTAGTCTGATATTTTTCCAAATATC